GTTTCAAATATAACACTTGTGTCTGCACGCATACCAATACCACAACTTCTTGTGAATAACACAAATAACACTTTTTCGGTGGACGGTACGAATATTAACCTTGACACGACAAACTATACAAGTGGTGCAGATCTCGCGGCGGACTTGGATATCAAACTTCAACCACCAGCTTCGAATGTAGATTCTGTTGTGTTTGATACTGATACAAATTCTATTGTATTTTCAAACACACTCGCGGGAACACACAACTTCACGTTTGAATTCTATTCTGGTACAAATGGTTACACAAGTAATACAAGTTCTTTGACTACACCACATCAAATTTTTGGTTTTAGTTCAAGTGATTCAACTTCAACAACTAATACATTGAGATCGGGTGCCATAAACTTGAATGGACCAAATTCAATAATTATTCGATTGAGTACAGGTTCAGATGAGTTTAATAAACTGGTATATTCGTCCACACCCTTTTATACGGGTCATATACTAACAAATGGAAGTGATGTTATAAACTTTGCACACGCAGATGATCCATTGACACATCAATTTCACACTGGAACACAAAAGTACGTGAGAGATATCAAAGTTGAATTCTTTTATATGAGCCACGGAAGACTCATTCCATACGATTTCAGAAATCAAGATCATGTATTGAAATTTGAAATCGAGTGTTCAACTGATAAATTAGAGGGTCTCCCCAAAGTTTCACCTGATGCTGTAAAACGGTCACTTCCACCACCTGTAAGCATTCCTGTACTCGAGAATCCTTACAAAAGGAATAGTTATTTGGCTATTTTTGCCGTTATTTTTGTTGGAGTTATGCTCCTATTATTAATGAAACGAAAACCCAAACCATCTATTGAGTAATCGCGTAGACTGGTTGCGCTGGTCGGCTCACACGCTTGGAGATACGAGAGATCGTCAAGTAGACGACAATGCTCAAGAGAGTGGTCAAAACCGCGACAAGGGTGTATTGAGCACCGCTGTTCTTTGGAACGCGGATAAGTTGTTGAAGGACCCAGCGAACGAGGTCGTTCCAGCTGAGGGCCGCAGCAAAGGAGAAACCCGCGACAATCGCGTTGAGGGACTGGGTCTCCAATTCTTGGGTCACGAGGTTGACAGTTTCAATCGCAGCATCCATGTTGAGTGTTTTATATATTACACTGGGAAAATTTATTCTGGTAAGAGTTCCTCCTCGTATATACGTTTGTACCTTTTATTGCGAATGGATTTTTTAGACTGAGTAAACAGCTGTTCATCGTCTGAGGAATCTCCATCGGTACTTGAATCTGTGTCATCGTCACCCTGGACTTTGAATGACTTGTATTCAGAAATCGTCCACCCCTCCGGCTCCGATGTACTCATTACTATTAATAGCATTTTTTAACATCTCTTCTACCGGACTTTGAGGTTGCCATTCGTCCCAGCGATCGTATGCGGTGTTCATTTCTCTGAATATTGGGTCGTCACCTGAATATCTTTCAAATGTGGGACAGTCTTCTGGTGAAAGTTCTTCAACACTTTCTTCATCTGAAGAATCTTCAATTTCTTCGTAGATATCTGGAAACATTGAACCAATAGATTCCCCGACTTTATACATAGCACAATACTTGATTGCATATTCCATATCTTCACCCGTGACTGTATCACGTCCACATGCTTTGGAATATTCACAAGCAAGAATCATACTCTTTTCAAGAACAGGTGTTAAAATACCAATTAAAGCGTTTGTCTGGGCATTTTCGTATTCACCGGATGTTTCACCAAAACCTGTTTTCATCATCTTTATTACTATTGTGAGTTAAAAAGTGTTTGCGCAATTCCCTCGTTCACACGAAGAATATTGTAGCTGAGTGCGTACACCCTAAATTGTCTTGCAGAAGATACACATGGAGTCATACTTAGGTTAATGATTTGCTCTTTCGTGAGACTAAAATTCACTTGACCAGTTGGATACCATTGCTCTGGTTCACATGCAAAACTGTAAGAGTAAAATCGACGAATCAACTGCGTCTTTGAGTGATGAATGGCACCTTGTACCGCTTTGAGGAATATAACATTACCCGTCTCTTCTGTAATTATGTCTTCTCCATCTAGCGTTAAATTGAGATAATCTAAATTTTCATATAAAACAAGTTTGTCATTTGAAATTAACAGTGTATTGTCATAATCAAATGGTGTAACATTTTGTCTTTGAATTATAAAGTACAATTCTTTGACTGGATTTATAAAACTCAATTTAAATTTACCCGTCGATACATTTTGATCAATATCAAATACATTTTGTTGAAGTTGTGTAATTGTATAGTCACGTTTGGTCGTTTTAATTTTTACCCGTTCACAAATATCAACAAACACAATTTCCGAACACAATTGGAAATTTGTTATACTTGGTTTGTATGTGAGGGATTTATAAGTACCATCAGATGTATCTATAATCAGATCTGTGTAGTCTCTCAATTTTATTTCAATCTCTACTTCTTGTTTTGTGATGGCACATATTGGTATAGCAAGTTTGGGATTTCTATAAAAGTAGAAAGGCAAATCAATAAAGTATTGTTGTTCTGTACTCGCCTTTCCCAAAAAACCAATAATGGAAGAGTCGGATACCCGGGTTGCAGAAGTTCTCAAGGAATACTTGCCGATCAACTTTTCAAGGGCCTTCTGTTTTGTCTGTGTAAAATTGTGTTCTGAATATATTTGTAAATAATCACTGGTTATTCTTTGTACAACTTTACCTCCTATGATAATATCTGCATACTCAATGAGTGCATGTCCTATGGATTCAATGTATCCAATATTATATGAAGACGTTAAAGCTGGCAAGGTTACCTTGACACTCAAAGTCTTAATAAGATCGCCCTGATTTTGTGGAATCGTAAACTTTACTTTTTTTCCAAAGTCCGCTTCATTCTCTGGTTTCATATAAACATATTCGGTTGAATAGTTTGAATGCCTCCTAAAACTTTGGAGAAAATGTGTGTAATCTGGGTCGACTGTAAAAAACCTGTCTTGAGGTCCAGAAGTCTCGAGCTGAACACGACCAGCCATTACTAATATAACAATCTAAAATTTTAAACCAGCTAAACCACTTTCAAAACGAAGAACATTATAGTTTACTGCGTAGACGTGAACATCGTTATCATAAACCAACGACTGTGGGTCTATTTCTATCGTAAATAATTTGTGTATTATACGACTCATATTTACTTGACCGGTTGGATAATGTACTTCTGGTTGTAGAGAAAAACTATACATACCAAAGTCAGATTTCAATGAAAATATTCCAAATAACGGTGCTAATGTATTTAAAATGAGTGGTGAATTTGTGTGATGTTTAAGAGCTTGTTCATACACAAGAAACTTTGTTTCGTCGTTAAAAACAACTTGATTATTGAATCGTAATTCTACATTCTTTATATTTGTGGAATAATTTGGGGTATTAAAGTGTAAATTAAAATAATCCGGTCTACATGTGAAAAATAATTCTCTGACTGGATGTTTGAAATTTAACATGACGGATTTTTTAGTCTCACCAGCTTTCATTTTGAATTGTGACATTTGAAGCTGTGTAATGACATATTCAATCGGTCTAGACATCAAAAAATTTCTTTCATCTTTTTCGACATATATAAATTCTGCATCAAGTGAAATCTTTTTTATAGAACCGGTTACATTCGGGGGTGCACCACCAAATATTAACTTGGAGAGGGGATTCAACTTGATTCTCACTTCAACTTGTTGCTTGGTGAGAGCACATGTTGGTATGGCAAGACTTGGGTTTCTAAAGAAATAGAATGGAAGATCGAGATAATATGTGTAATTACCAATATACGACAAAAAATTACCATGACCATTTAAAAAGTATAGTGTTTGAGTAGTATCATCATTGTTATTGTGGAGTTGTTGATGAATGTAAATATATTCACCGGTGATTTTTTGAATAACCTGACCACCAATTACGAGTTCAGCATAGTCAATAAGATTTGATATGATAGATGGATTCCAATACACGTCATTGAATCCGGGTGTATCTGGCCCTGGATCACTCAAAGTTAGTTTCAGATTCATATTCTTTATCAAATCTCCCTTGTCACTCGGAACTCTAGAAGTTATAATCTCTCCAAAATCGAGAGTACCATCAAACTGATTTTCAAAGTAATCTATGGCAAATTTTGTATGCCTTTTGAAATTCATCAGGAAATATGAAAATTGTGGATCTCCTGTGAGCCATTGATCTTGGACTCCAGTGGCGGCAAGTCTTAAGCGACCTGACATTCCTACATTATGTGAGTAAAATTTTGCTAAATAAAACGGGACACTAGAGTAGAATGAATCTTCAATTGAGGAAATTCAAACCCGAGACGATGACTGATGATCGGGTGTGTGTTTTTGTGGGGAAACGTAACACAGGAAAGTCGACCCTTGTGAAAGACATAATGTACTACAAAAAACACTTACCAGCCGGAATTGTGTTGTCTGGTACAGAAGAAGGTAACCACTTTTATTCAGAATTTGTTCCCGATTTATTTGTGTATGGCGACTACGATAGAGATGCGATAGAACGGGTCATGTCCAGGCAGCGTAAATTGGTGGGTGCGGGTAAAACAAATTGTGGAGCTTTCATGCTTTTGGACGACTGTATGTATGACAGCAAGTTCCTTAAGGATACGTGCATCCGTCAATGTTTTATGAATGGGCGTCACTGGAAGATCTTTTTCATGTTGACAATGCAGTATGTAATGGATCTTCCACCAGCGTTGCGGGCAAATGTAGACTATGTGTTTGTTCTCAGGGAAAATATCATACAAAATAGAGAAAAACTCTATAAATCCTTCTTTGGTATCTTTCCAACATTTGATATGTTTAATAAAGTGATGGACGCTTGTACAGAAAACTATGAGTGTTTAGTCCTAGATAATACCGTTAAATCCAATAAAATACAAGATTGTGTATTTTGGTATAAAGCAACACTAAGAAAGAACTTTAGAGTTGGTAGTCCAGACCTATGGAAACTTCACCAGAAAATGTACAATCCCAAGTACCTTCAACAAAAGGAAGATGACGCTAAAAAGGCTACAAAGAAGACAAATCTTAAGATTACAAAGACGAAATAACAGGCCGCGTCACTCACTAGTTTGAAAAACATACGACTATACTAAATGTCTACGGATATCAATACTTTGAATTTGTCTGATAACGGTGACGGAATGGTACCATTGAATCATAATAGATCAACTACTTTTATTGACAATAGAGCGTTACCAGAAGAAGAAAAAAATGTGGGACAAAATAAACAGACAATGGACTCTACTCCAATTAATGATATAATGATGGAACCCCCAATGATGGCGGAAGAGCCCAAAATGCAGGGTATGATGCCCCAAATGACAGCTCCAAACCCTCAGGGTGGCTACATGGGTCAACAACAATCGGAAAAGGCGCCAGAAAGCAAGAATCCATTTAATCTCACTGATGACCAGTTGATTGCTCTCATCGCTGGTGTCGCTGCTGCGGTGGCTGTGTCTAAGCCAGTTCAAGACAAACTTGTCACGTCTGTCCCCAAGTTCCTTAACGAACAAGGTGGAAGAAGCATGTTTGGTTTGGCTTCAACCGGATTGGTTGCTGCGGTTGTCTTTTACTTGATAAAGAATTACACCGTAAAGCCCTGATTATTTGATTCCCAACCCATATTTGAATAGATCGATTTATCAATACCTGAAAAATAGGTAACCAAAGCTCCCGTCGTAAATGCCGACATGAGCAAGGCGCTCAACTTAAGAGTCTTGCTTCTGTCACTTCCATATTCCTTTACACCGTCCTCTGTATCTTTCCAAACTTTGTTTATGACATATGTGATTATGAGTGCAATCAATGTTGTTGAAAAGAAGAAAAGTCTATCAACTGCAAGTCTTGGAATGCTACCAACAACGATTCTAAGAACATTTGGTACAATTACAGTCAACCACATGAGGTTCAATGCATAATTTTCTGACGCATGTGGCACAATTGTGATACCATATATCATGAGCCAGTACAAAATGACCATAATCAAAACACTCAAAGGCGTTTTCATTTAATATTTGCAAAGAAGATTATTTATCCTGAATCTTTTGACCACAAAATGGTTTTCTATCTGGAATCTTTTCATAAATCCCGAGGTTAATACAAATATCTCTAAGTTCTACATAGTTGGCCCAGAATTCTTCTGAGTGTGAGTACTCCGTCACACTTGAATGAGCCAATTCGTGAATGAGGACGTGAAACATCTCATTTGACGTACCATCGATGCATATAGCAATTTCCTGACCCTTGTTTGTGTTGTAACCAATAGTACCACGCATAC